CCAACGCCAACTTGGCCACCTCGGGCAACTGGAGCGCCACCTACGACATCGACCTGATCCCCGTGGTTCAGCTCACCGTCAACAGCCCTCTGGACACCACCACCATCTGATTTACCCTTCAGATGGCGAGGGAGATACCCCACCTTCGGGTGGGGTTTTTTATTGCCGCTAGACTGCGAAAAAGTATGTGGTAATGCTGTGGCCGCAACTATCAACGCCACACTGAAGAGTTCAACGGCCAACAGCTATGTAACGCTGGCCGACGCCAACTCATATTTTGAGACCGTCCCCAGCTCCACCACCTGGGACGACAAAACCGACGATCAAAAGAACCGGTCTTTAATTTCAGCCACGCGCTGGATCGACAGCCTGAACTTTTACGGCGACCGCTGCGATAACGACCAAGCGTTGAAGTGGCCCCGCAACAACTACCACGTAGACAACGTGGAGCTGACTTGCAGCGAAATTCCCGCCGAAATCAAGTACGCGACATATGAACTTGCTCGTGCATTAGCCAACGACACAGGTGCCATTACGGATAGCACTGGCGATACTGGCTTGTACGAGCAAGTAAAACTCGGTGATCTCGAAGTCAAGTACAACAAAGCCAGCCAAGCCACTGGAACCGTCAACAACGTCTTCGACATTTATCCTTGGCTGCAGTCTTATCTTGGTGCTTATTGCCTTGGAGGTAGTGGTAGCTATCAAGTACGTGTTGTGAGGGGTTGAGATGGCTGGCGCACTAAAGGCAGCACTGAAGGCAGCGGCCAAGGCTGTTGTTGCTGATCTAGGCGAAGCCTTAGACAGCCAGATCACGTATACACGTCGTTTGACTACGTCTTACGACGTGGATACTGGCGAATTTACGCAGTTTGACCGCCCCTACGAAGACATTTACGTCCCAGTTGAATACATAAAAAGCGAGGAAGAGGAAGGCCGCGAGCAGCGCCAAGCCAAGGTTTATCTGTCACCAGATCTGATTGGCAACAATCAACCAACACTGCAGGACGAAATCACGTTTAATTACGCTGACGGCGACCGCACCGGTCAAATCACCGACATCACCACATACAAGGGCATCTTGTTTGTCCTACTCGTGCGTTTCTAATGGCACGTAAACGCGGACTCAGCAAGATCGTCCCCGATCTAAACGACGCTTTGGAGCGCGATTACAACGCGTTTATCGAGTTCGCGCTTACGAAGCTGGCCGATAGGGACAACAGTCCCGTGTATACCGGGTTCTTTGCATCCAGCTGGAAAGCAGGCACCCAACGCGCTCGGCCCCAAGACCGCGTCGAGGATTTTGCACCATGGAGTGCTTTGAAGGAACGACGTGATGCGGGGGACGTTAGTGCGTATCGGATTGCTCCTCGTCACGGGATACCCAAATTCAGCATCAAAACCAAGGTATTTATCGGTAACACGACGGAATATGCTGCCAATGCTTTGGAAAACCCCAAGGTTGCTCGATTTGTGCAGGGCACACTGGCACGAATGATTGACGGCATGTTTAACGACCGCAGAAAGCCCGACATCCGCGTTGCATCCGAGAAGGGCTTCGGCGGTATTGGTTTCCTGCGCGGCAAGACTTATGTTTCCTACAACAAGATGTAAGCCATGTCTCTCGTAAATGCACGCGCCACTTTCGAGAAGGCTGTGCGGACAGCGGTGCTTGCTGCCGACGCAGACGTGGTGATGATTTTCGACAACACGCCGTTTACGACCCCTGGAAAAACCACGAAGTACGTGGTCATGACCCTGAATTTCAGTCAAGCCACCCTGCAAACGCATGGCGCGTCCCAGGATTATTACTCAGGCGTTATTCAGTGCAACGTGTATGTGCCAAAAAACGCGGGCACGGCAGTGCTGTCCGCTATTAGCGAATCGGTAATTGACGGTTTGACCTCAGTAAACGCCAGCGGCTACACAGATAGCTACAGCACTTCGCCGCGTGTATTGGATGTTGTCGGCCCCACTCCGATTGAAATCGAGGACCGCACACATTTCCTAGGCGTCATCTCGTGCCAGTTCACGGCACGCGCATAGGCTACTATAGTAAAAGCACTGCATTAACACTTTATGCGAGCCGTTGAACTGCTCCGCAACAAATTCGGCGTCCGCCAGCTTTACAAGCACGAAGTGAAAATCGAGGGCGAAGTGGTGCTGGAGGTGTACTGGCACCCCCTCACCATCGCTGAACGTGAGTCAATCTCAAAGAAGTCTTCTGTCACTGGCACGGATGACGCCAGCGACTTCGCGCTGAGTCTGATGATTGAAAAGGCGCTGGACGAAGACGGGAAACGACTTTTTGCAGACGGTGATCGAGCCGCATTGCGCCGTGAAGTAGAAGCCAGTGTTCTGCAGGAAATCCAGCTTGCGATGCTGTCTTCGGGCACCGAGAAGAAGGTGGAGGAAGCGAAGGCCGATTTAAAAAGCTAATAACGACTGGCTGTTCATCTTTTTTCTGGCCAAAGAGCTGGGCATGACGGTTGCTGAGCTATCTACCCAGCTCACGCAGGAAGAACTGATTGGATGGGCGGCTTTTTACGAGCTGAAAGGCGAGGAAGAAGAGCGGGCTATGGATCGTGCCCGCACAGCGAAGGGAGCACGAGCTATGGGTGCGCGATAGACTGCGGATTAAGGCTCTACGTGCTGGATCGTGGCTAATTACGGCGTAGATATTGAGCTATCCGTAAAAGGTCTAAACCACTTACGGCAGCTGGAGCGCGAAATTAATTCGATTGAGCAAGCAGCTCAAAAAGTACGCACCATCGATGTAAGTGGCGCCACAAAAGTAAGCGCCAGTGTTCTCGATGCGGAACGTCGTGCTCTGCAACTTTCAGGCAAGGAACGTAGACAAAACCTCATTCTTGCCAACCGCGCAGTACAAACAGAAAACAAAATAAACGAGATACTACAAAAAAGGACCCAGATTCAAGAGCGCAATAAGAAGCTACGCGCCCGAGGGATGGACGCGACAAGTAGCGCGATTATCGGTGGTGGATTTCCTCTTTTGTTCGGGCAGGGACTGACTGCTGCAGCAGGCGGTCTTATTGGCGGCGCAGCAGGGGGTGCAATCGGCGGCGGTTTTGGCTTCGCGCTTTCCATTCTTGGTACGGCTATTGGTGACGCCGTAACAAAGTCGATCGAGTTCGAAAAAACCTTAGTTAAGTTAAACGCACGTACCGCAGATCTTGGATCAACTTCAGTCATTACAGGAAAAGATATAGATCGTTTGGCCGGGGCTCTTTCTATAGCCAAAGAAGATGCCATTGAATTGTTCCAGGCCTTTTCTGAATTCGATAGAGTTGCCGATAGAGAAACGTTAGCTTTAATTTTTGGCAGAGATCCAGGCTCTTTTGATCGTCTAGCTGCCGCAACAGACGAGGCTAAATTAGCCAAGGAAATTTTCGAAAGCAGAAAAGAAATTGGGAATGAAACTGCCGGACAGTTGCTAACTCAACTACGCATCAAGGGGACAGCAGCTGTCGAACTGGCTCTAGCTGAAGCACGTCTAGACATCGCCAACAAACAAGCGGTTAAAGACGAAGAGCGCGTATCGATCGTGGACCGGCTTGTTGCGGGTTTAGCAACAGCGGCCTCAATGGAACTTGTGGATCCCGAAATCTTTGGGAAGCAGAGAGGTGCAGAGTTAGCGGCTAAACAAGAAAAAGAGCGGCAGCAACGTTTAGACACGTTTGTCAAAAAATTAAAAGAAGTAAGAGGACTTATTGCTGGTGTTGAAAGTTTTCAACCTCAGAAACCGAAACGCGACAAAGAGGCGGAAAAACTCAAGCGAGAACTAAAACGTTCTTTGGAATTAGCTGAACGTTTAGAGCGGTCCTTTGATCAGCAGACACGCCAGCTGACAACCGCATCTGGGGAAGCAGAACGCCGCTTGCGCATTGAAATTGAGTATGAAAATAGAGCTGCACAAGTAGCCAAAGTAAAACAAGAGGATCTTCGCGTTGCTCTTGAAAGAGACAATCTGCATATACGCGAACTGGAGTATTTACGTCTAGAAACTGACGAGCTGTTTAAGCAGGCAGGACTTTCTAAGGAAATTACTAATGCCTTAGGGCAGCGTATGAACCGCGCTCAAGACGCCATTAG